GCCATAGCTAAAGCCACATTTTTCATATTTAAGAAGCTTTGACATCTGGCTGACCCTCAATAGATTCTATTGCGATGTCACTTAGCTTTAATATCTCTATAGCTTCTAACCAAATCTTTTCTACAGCAGGACAAACTTTGCTTTCAGAACGAAGACCGTGAACAGCAACACCCGAAAGAGATATCGATTTATTGCATTTCCAATAGTAAAGTCTTCTTGCGTCACTCAGTATTACTTCATTTCCTGCTTTCTCTGAAAGTAATCCAAACCAAACTCCAGCGGAGAAAGTTCTAACAATAACTTTTTTTCCTAAATGATAATTTAATGTAGAAACAGCTTCATTTTTATTGAAAATAGCAGCAATATTTTTTAAATCGCCATATTTTAAATCATCTATATTCATAGTCTCACCATTTTAATTTCGTGTTCTTTATAACAATCAACATACTTTTTAATTTCTACAAAAACACAGTTGCCCATACCATTCGACCCGGTGATGAAACCATGATGATTGTCTTTCAGTCTTACCACTTCACTAGCAATCGGGAACTGTTCTCTTAAGCGGTCTTCTTGATATTCAAAAAATATAGTTAAAAATATAAGAACGGCTATTAACACTAATATTGTTTTTTCATTAATAATTTTATCTATATCTATATTCATAGTTTATTTTCCTCGCTTATTAAAGTTTATTTTCTTAATCGATTTTTAAATTCAGACTTAGAGTCATAATATTGCTTTTCTAAGATCCTTATTTGATCAAACCTACTTTTAAGGTCACCTCTATCGTAGGTAATCATCCCAATCACATTTCCATCCTTAAAATACAGCTCTCTTTTTAATCTCGTGCTAGCCATTTCTACCTCGGTTTTTTCGCTACATATCTGTTATAGAGCTTTCCATCTTGATCAACTTCAAACAAATCACCGCGCTTTTTAGCTTCAGCTATTGCTGGCTGAACTAAGTTGTAATGCTTAGCCAAATACTCTTGATCATATTCAAATACAGATTTTAGCTCTTCAACTGTTAATTTCATTTTTTCTTTCATAAACCCTCCGTCTGCAAACCATAATAATATCTGCATTATATCAATGCAAATGATTTTTTGATATAAAAAAATCTGCTTTAATGATGAATTAATATCAACACTATTGATATATATGTGTATAATTACTCAAAACGAAGCGGTGATAATATGAACATACACGTAGCAGAAACAGCAAACATAAACATATTAAGATTAGATATTAATGATGTTTCATTTCTTGTCGAAGATGTTGATGAAGATCTTTCATACATACTTTGTGAGCACATTCGAAAGCTTCAGCATAAAATCAAGCAGTTAGAAGCAACAAATTGTTGTAAAAAAAGATGTGTTGAAGGTGGGATGTGATGAAAAATTGCGCTTGGTGCGGAAAAGAAATAAATGTATTCAAAGCAATTTATATTAAAGATACAAAAGAACTTATATGCTCTGAAGAATGCAACAGATTATTGAATTTAAGCAAAATTGCTAGAACAGGTAACAGCTATGAAATTAACAAAAGTTATACCCTTTTTAATGCTGGCAACAGCAAACGCTCAAATGTTTCATGATCTTGAAAGCTCGGCTTATATTGATGCCGCAAATAGACTTAATTGTTCTAGTGATTTGATAGTGAACAGAGAGGGGCTAATAGAGGTCACAGAACCAGATAGCGGGAGAATCTATGTGATACCGCCAAGCGTTTCAATTTGGTGTCCAGATCCAGTTGCACGCTTAAATTACGGACCTCTACCCGTCCACGGTCAAGACGCGGATTGGTACAGAATTATGTGGTGGCATGTTGACGACTGGGATGGGGGGGAGCCTGTGACGCACGAAACATCAAGAATTGCTTATGATTTGCCGGTAGATAACATCGATAATTATGTAGTTATTATTGAAGCATTTGAGCCGTTTGATGGTGTTCAGCAAAGATCGCTTTTTTATCGATTAAACGGCGGTGTATTTGTTTTAGAGGTTGAGTGAGTGACGCATGAAAGAAGATTGACCCAATAAAACACAAATGGGTTTCAAATTAAAAACCCCTTGATTTTTAGGCCAAAGGCCTTAAGTGTCATTTTGTTGGGCCAGTGGTTTTAGAAAATCTTTTTCGAAGCAAGCGGATAGGATAAGCAGACTGTTGATTGTGCTGTTTATTGAGTAAATCTCAAGGCTCTATAAATTTACCGCTCTCATCTTTCATTTCGTAATGTACATGGTTTTTCATATTACCCTTGTGCGCGTAACGTATAGCGATATCCTGAGCTGTGCCTATCACGTCTCCTCTGCTGACAAGATCACCTAAGCTAACCTCTGGATTTACGTAAAAAAACCTGTGTCTTTGTTTTTCCGAGTCAGTGACCTCAACATATCTGTAAGAAAGATCATCACTGTACGTATAACCAAGTTTAGTTATACTGCCTGCTACATTTGTACAAATATTATCCCCTGGGGAAGCACAGTAGTCTATCCCGTTATGCTTTCGTGTACCACGAGACGCCCCAAAGTGTCCGCATCCCATCTCATCACATCCACGCTCTTTAGCCTCTATTAGTATCACTACTTACCTCCCTATGCAGCGGATTTTTCTTTACTTCCTGAGCTAGAGCCAAACCAGAATTGCATAATAGATGGTATGCTTGCAGTCAATACACCCAGCAAAATATTTGCCATGTCTTTTATGTTTTCTGTTATTTGCACCTCCCCGGAAAACAAAAGAAAAATTAAAACAAAATAACCTCCAATAAATATTGTAGACAGTATCATCTGGGGGCGCATATTAACTTTCGCTAAACCTCTAGCAGATTTTCTGTCTTCAACCTCTAATGCAAAAACGTCAATATCAAGCTTTGACATCTCAAGTGCAAACTTATTGTCTATCTCTCTTAGTTTGGCCAAATCCTCGGGTGTGGCGCCGACTAGCGCAGCTTGTAAATCTTTTTCATTAGCGTCGCTGTTACCCAGGAATTCATTAGCAAGGAATTTAGTGGCCGTACCAGCCAATGGGCCGCCAAGGGCAGTAGCTATCGTGGGTGCTAAGTTGCTTACTATGTTTTTCCAGTTCATTTTTACCCCCCCCAATAAAAAACCCCTTGATTTTTAGGCCAAAGGGTTTATGATTAATTCATTGCCGAATGGTGTTAGCAGCACCTTGGGTAAACAGTAAAAGCAGTACGGTTCAGCCCTTCACGGCAATTTGCATTATAAACCATCTCTTTACTGTTTCTCAAATATTACTTATCTACACCTTTGGCATCAAGTTCATTTGATACACGTAAGGTTGACACTTTAAAACGCAACCTATCTGATAACCCTAAAATTAATAGGCATATAGTAATGTTCAAGAAAATAAATGACGAATTAAGCGTTAGCTCTTGTGGTGAGCTTTTTGAGATCACTATTGAAGAGGGGCGCGGCTTTTACGATCGTGAAAAATCCGTCATTTTAGATAAATTTGAATTAATCAGTTTTATTGAGGCTGCAAGTTTATTTCTTGCTGAGCATGAAAACGCCAAACAACAACAATTGCACCAGCCCGAAGTCGTAAACGATGAAGGCAAAGCCTAGCACGCTAGGTGGATAGATAGGGGTGTGTGTAAAGGCTATGTATCTCAAGCCCTGCACTAAACAGCGTCTATATGTGACACAAAGCTTGTAATCAAGCAGGTCCGACTCATAAGTCGTTAAACTATACGCTGATAAGAATTGTTGTTTGTACTGATACGATAAAGATACAAGGTAGGCTAAGGTGATTAAGGTCACTAAGAGCCTATCATAGACTCCTTATAACTAAAATAAAGGCGAATGAATATGACTAGCAGCAATATTTTAGAATTTCCAGATCCTCTTAGGTATCTTTTAGATACAGATCAAAAAATAAACGGGGTAGCTTGGATAAGAGGGAAAGAAGAAATAAGCTTATTTTTAGACGGGACCATAAATATTACAGGAAAAGACCATATTGTTTTACCAAGAAAGGATTTATCTGACTTGATGGTTATGTGGCTAGCTCTAAACTATCCCGAAACGCTCAAATTTGATGATGAAGAGTAATTAAATAATAAAGGTGAAATATGAAAATGAAGATAACACTAGACAATCTACCCTCTAATATATCCATAGAAGCCGCTCAGGAGTTTTTAGATTACAGGCAGGCTATGCCAAAAGATAAGCGATTAAATACTCAGAGAGCCTTTGATAGACAAATGAAGTCTGCTTTGCGGTCGCATGAGGTCGGCATGACGCCCGACGAGCTAATTGAATTCACAATAGATCGATCTTGGCGCGGAATTAATGTCTCTTACACTAAAAATTGGATAGCACAGAATATGAAAGCAGAAATGAATGCATATCAAATAACTAGCGGGTCTCAGAGAACTAGGGATAGCAATATGCTTGAGAACTTAAATGACGACTCGTGGGCTAATTGATATGAAACCCAAGGAACTATACGAAAAAGTGCTAGAAAGAGCTGGCCAGGGGATAAAGTTTAGCGAAAAAAATAAGGATAGGTATATACAAAAAAAGCTGATCGAATCGGCATATTTAATTGGCGTTCATGTGGGTATGAGCGATAAAGAAAATCTCGACAAGCTTTTTAATGAATTTGATGGCGAGGAAAATTGATATCAAAACAGCATGATTACCCAAAACTTTATACATATGTAGCGAGCGCTTACTGGTCGCCACAACTAAAGCAATTACAGGATTGGATTAAATCTTTGACAGAGAGTGAGAATGAAAATAATTAAATGGTTTAAATATACTTTTATAAAACGCTGTAAAAAACAGCCGAAATGGGATCTTGTGAAAATACACAGGTGCGGCCTTCTTGATGTTCAATGTAAAGAGTGTGGAAAAATAAGAGAGAAAGTTTATGAATAGAGATAAAAAGAAAATATGGCAAAGTTATGTTATTGAAAAAAACAGAATGCTTGCTTATGAAGAGCTTAACAAAGAGGGCAGTTATCTTCTTGAAAATCGCGATATGCGAAGAATTGCAAAGAAAAAAGGGCTTGTTCTAAAAGAGCTCAACGTAAAGCTGAAAAGAAAGGGAAACCTCTATAACGGCTGGGCGGCTGTGGATAAGTTCGGGAAAGCTGTTAGCGAAATAAAAACTTTGGCTGAACACAGAGAAGATTATCGTAACAAGAAGCTTTCATTCTAATTTGTTATATCAATTCTATTGATATTTTATAAATTATGTTTATAATGGTTTGAAAAGGTTGAGCGGAGATTGATTATGGATAGGTTATTTGAATCGGTAAGTTCGGATTTTATTTTGCTTTCATTTATAGCAATTCCGCTCTCATTAGGATTTGCTTTTTATGATTGGGTTATTGGTGCCGCCTATATGCATATTGCACTTGCCGAAGCATATTTAATGTGGATGCTGATTACTGTAAGCGCTCTTCTTTTTGATGTTTTGATTAATTTTTGTGATTGCGATGAATAAAAAAGAAATGCACGATAGAAATCTACTAGCACAGCTCAAAGATGTTGATGCTTATGTGTTGGTTGAAGAAGGAATCGATGATTATTATTTTGGAACATTTGAACAAATAAAAAATAAAATTGAGTGGCTTGGCTATGAGGTATGCGCTATTGACCATTTTTATTCTAAGATTGAAATAACTGCATCACTAGAAAATGGGAAGACTATTGAAGAAGTTATATTTAATGTTTATAAACTTACACTGTGTGAATAGGTGAATATATGAATACAACTTACGGTTTGACGGAAAATAAAGATAACATCTTAACTTTGATCGAGCAGTCAACGGCTGCTATAAGGGGGCTTCATGAAATTATGGATATTCTGGAAAAAGATCAAAGTCAGTCAACTTTAAAGCTAAAGCTCTACACAAAACTACTTGAAATTTGCAGTAAGGCCGGGATTTGATATGAGAAATATAAAAAAAACAATAGATTTTTGGCAAGAAAAGATTGGATCAAAAATTAAAAAAACTGAGGATTTTCTTGCCGGCCAGCGTGATTGTAAGGAAGGAGAGGTTCACAAAATCGGAATGAGTGAGGATTACGATAGGGGTTATGGCGCTCAATATCAACATGAACAAAACATGGCGAGACTATGAGTATAACACAAAAGCTAAAAGAGCCATTTGATCCAAAGGTAGTGCATTGGCGAACTGGTGCAACAAACGCTAAGAAGCTGGGGGTAAAACCCTGGGAAGCAACAAAAGGAATAGCGCTGGCCTACATCAATGCTAGGGATGTCATGAAAAGGTTTGATGATGTTTGTGGTGACTTGTGGCAAGTCGAATACCCGTTTGATGGATGTTGCAGGATTGGAGTGAAGATTGGTGACGAGTGGCTATGGAGAAGTAATGGTGCTGGCGAAACCGACGTGGAAGGCGAAAAAGGGAAATACTCTGATTCATTTAAAAGGGCTGCCGTACTTTGGGGTGTCGGTCGATACCTTTATTATTTACCAAATACATGGTGTGATCTGGAAAACGGACACATAAAAAATCCACCTCAATTACCAAAATGGGCGTTGCCAAAATGAGTTTATACGAAATATCAACAAGATATAAATCTGCACTTGTCGCTGTAGAAAATGAAGAGTTTACAGAGGAGGAAATGAAAGACACTCTAGACAGTATAGAGGGTGAATTTAAAGATAAGGCAATATCTATAGCAATGGCGGCGCAAAATATGATGGTCACTGCAAATGCAAAAAAGGAGCTGGCTAAAAAGCTTAATGAAGATTCCAAAAAACTTGAATATCAAAATGAGCGTCTTATGAATTATTTAGATTTGCATATGTCGCACAACAAGATAGAGGGTTTTGATTGCGATTACTTTAAAATTAAATATCGAAAGCTGCCAGATTTGGTTGAAGTGTTAGATGAAGATTTTTTGCCGGAATCATACAAAAAGCAAAAAACCATCACTACAGTAGATAAAACTTCACTTAAAAAAGACCTGGCATCAAAGGATGTTAAGGGAGCAAAGCTCGTAAAAAACAGAAGAAAATTAGAAATAAAATAGAATTAAACAGAAAATAGAGAGACACAATACTAAGAGTAGATAAATATGAGCAGAGGAATAAACAAAGCAATTATTGTTGGGAATTTGGGCAATGATCCAGATGCAAGGATTTCAACAACCGGGAGCGCTATAACAACAATTAGTGTAGGAACTAATGAGCAATGGAAGGATAAAACAACAGGCAAACAAGAGTCTAGAACCGAGTGGCACCGCATCGTATTTTTTGATCGATTAGCAGAGATTGCCAGTGAATACTTAAAAAAAGGCTCACAAGTTTATGTGGAGGGGAAAATAAAAACCAGGAAGTGGCAAGATCAAAGCGGACAAGATCGTTACACGACTGAGATTGTCGCGAATGAAATGCAAATGCTAGGCGGAAAGGCTGAGGTGCAGCAAACCCCCAAAGCTAACCCCCAAACCCCCAAAGCTAACCCCCAAACCCCCGGAGACAATCAGCAAACAGCAGATCAATTTGACGATGAAATTCCTTTTTAACTACTGATAGATAATACCGTTTGTAGTCGGGCTGTTAGCGGCCTGACTCAGCGTTCCGCCAACTAAGCTATCGGCATAAATCTCACCACCATCCTGAACCCTAACTGTAGCGCCAGTCGCATCTGCTCCGACAGCGACAATACTTCCGCCACGACGAGCCAAAATAGCGTTGGCGCTTCCTGAGCCGGTCACGTCAACATTTCTAATATTAATCACGCCTCTCTCGGCGGCATCAGCGCCATTTACCCCGGCATTTGTGCCCGATCCACCGTTGGCATTGATAACCGCCGTCATATCTGCAAAAAAGGCTCTTCCCGTTGAGTTGTCAGCCGCTACAAGCTCGGCATTAATAGCTGTGCCAGCACCAGAGGCAAATAGCGTGTCATTGCCAGCCCTGAGGCATTGCCCTTCCCTGCAATTAACTTGGCCGCCTCTATCAGCCTTGACTGCATGTGAGCTGCAATCATTTGCAACTAGCGTCTCAGCATTGACCGTTGAATTTTCATCAGACAATACGCCAACACTACCAGAGTTAGAGACATCTACTTTTTCAGCGTTTATCTGTGAATTTTCATCGGCATAAACACCCCTGACAGTGGCATTTGTCAGATTTGAAAGGCGACATGATATACTCGACCTTCGACTTGCATAAGCCGCATCAAACTCAACCCCCGTAAATATGGACTCTTCGGCTGTTATGTTTCCTTCTAAGTATGAAAACATGCCGTAACCGCCAGTGTTCTTGACACCCGCGCCCGGTAGAAATATTAGCGAGCTACCAGCGCCAACTGCCATAGCGCCATGCTTATTGCCTCCAGGGTTGTTAACATCAAAATCGAAAAGCTGATTGATAACTGGGCCCCTCCCTCCATTTCTGGCGCAAAATACAGGATATGCAGATACGCCATAATCTGAACCGCAATTAATCACAAGCGATGATTGGGTTACATCGGTTTCGGCATCCGCACCAATAATCGTGATGTTTGAAAAATCCATTCCGTCAGCTATAACTTGCTCGGCCAATACAAAGCCAGCCAGCAAATTAATAGTGCCTCGAACCGAAGTAGTTTTGTATGCTGGCCGACTTAAGTAAAAATAATTTAAAGCCTGAGTGACAGTGGCGAAATCACCACCCGTCCCTACAGTTACTGTTTCATTCTGGTTTCGGGGAACCGCATTCAATACGCGAATAGTTGAATTGTTACTTTTGTATGAGCCGTAACTCAAGAAATTAGTGCTATCAAAGCTGCCTGTGTCTATACGAGAAATTCCAGCGGGCAATACTACAGCCGTGGTTCCAGCCGCATTTTCAATATCAGAGTAAATGCTGGATTGGTCCGCAACACCGCCATCAGCCGCCGCTCCAAACCAGGATGCATAAATAGGCTCTTGATATAAGCGCTCTGCATATCGTGCGCTGTTATCGGTAAAAACGATTAATATGCCGCCGTTATCCGTAACTGAGCCAGACTTGACTATAAAATAACCATATATGCCGCTATCCGTCACGGTGATAATGTCGCCATCATCCAAATCCGAACTGGTAAGCGCTCTTAGCTCCGCATAATCATCAACTATCGTTCCCTCGCTAAAACCTAGGGAAAGGTCCCCGCTATCAAATAGGGCGTTAGCTGTTGTGTTATTGTCTGCATCGGTTGCCGTGGGGTATAAAAAGTATTTGTACTTTCGATTGAGGTGAGGAACAAATACCGTGGTCGGGTCAGCATCATTACTAATGGGCTCTCCGCGACTATTTAATGCGCACTTATCAAGCGTTGTGCCACCAGTTGCATCTGTCGCCATACTCAGAGGGGTTGTGGTGCCAGCTCTATAAAATTTAATGTAGTAGCCATCAGCTGAATCGCCCGCCGCGTTTCGAGAATACTGCAATACAGCGCCTGCTATTGGTCTGTAACTCATTCTAATCACCTAGTATCTTTATTAGTGCCTCAAGTGCAGATTGATCATCAACACCCTTAATTTTTTCGGCAACATCAGCCGCCCTATCTATCACGGTTTCTCGAACACCCTTGGTTATTACATCTCTTCCTGCTTTGGTAATCTCTGATTGGAAGGTTGTTGACCCGGACGTTTTAAATCTTTCCTCCAAAGCATTAGCAACAAAAACTTGCGTGTTAATATCATCCTTAAATCTTATACCGTTTTTTGCTAAAACATTCTGCATCTGCTCTAAAGACTCGGTAAGCCTTGCTCTTGCCATGGTGTTATTGGTAAAGCTTCTGGCTTTGACCCCTAGAGCTTGAGGGTTATCAAGGTTGATTTTTGATCCAGCAGCTTCTTGGAATGCATTTAGAGCATCTATACTGTCACTATACTTCTGGTTGGCTTTTGCATAAGCTGGAAATTTATCTCTTAAAGCCTGGTTCAAATTGGATCTTAAGCCCTTAATAGCTCGATCTATCTCGCCAGACAAACCTCTATCCGAGGAGCCAAAAGCGGTTTTTTGATCAATCAGACGTTTTGCAAAGTGGACGTCTTGAGCCTCTATTGAGCCGCCTTTAAGTCTTAAAGCCATGCGCTTCACTAGATCTCTAGCTTGAGCTCCGCCAGCACCCTCTAAAGCTGATCCAGCAAAATCTACCGAGCCGGCACCAGGATTGTAATCAACTCTTAACTTCTGCAAAGCTTCCTGAAAAGAACTTTTTGCATTCGAAATATCAACAGGCTTTCCTTTTAGCTGTGTTCTAGCAACCCTGTCTATCTGTTTTCCAGAAGTTTCTAGCAATGTCTTAATACCAAGCACTCTGCGCTTTAAAGAGTCGCCAATAATGTCGCCCACCCTATTCTTATCTGCAAATAAAGGGTCCTTCTTGCCCTTACTAACAATATTAACCATCTCTCGAAAAGCCCTTTTGTCGGTAGGGCTTGAAGCCTTTATAACAGCTATAGCCTCGGGTGATCCAAATTGCTTGATTGCTTCTTTAAGCTCAGCAGTTGCTTTGGGCTTGCCTTTCACAATAGCGAACTTAGCCAAATCTGGATTTCTGGGATTTTCCTGGAGCTCTGACAGTAGTTTTTGTTGAGCCTTACTCATTCTCGGGTAATTAAATATTTTCTGGCTAATGACTCCAGCCGCTGGCGCAATAGCTTTTTCAAAAACCACAGGAGCAGCCAGCCCAATTAACGCACCTGTAGCAGCCTGATCTAAAACGCCTCCCTCCTCTGTTCTAGGTTGAGCAGCACCAAAGGCCGCTCCAGTTAAAGCGCCCTGCCCAATCTTTCCGGTAAGAGTCGGGGCTATTCCTCCCGATGGAATAGGAAGGCCGACAACTTGACCGGCCGTCTGGCCAATTAAAGCCGAAACTGGGGCCTGCTCTGTCACCGCGTCAAATTCAGCGCTCAATGTCTTTTCGGACTCAAAAGACTCTTCAAGCTGAGATTTTAAATCATTAAGCTGGTCAAATTGGGTTTGAAACTGGGTTATACTCTCTACCGTTGCTGGAATCTCTCCCTCAACAAGCCCGCGCTGCATTTCTTGCAACTGTCTCTCGCGCATAGGAATGAATTGCTCTAAAGCAGCCTGAGCAAGACCAGTCAAAGGCTGCCTAACTCCGCGCTGAAAACCTTTAACCAGGCCCTCGCCAAAGCCAATATCTTGCGGGGCGAGACCTATTCTTGATGAAAAGTCATCAAACTCAATATCGGAGTAAAAGCGAGAGTGCAAAGCCTTAGCAAGAGCTTCATCGCTAAGATCTTCATATTGCGGATACTTCTCTCTAACTTCAGCTATGTTCATCGAATTCCTAGGGGATCGTTATTTGGCGCTTGCTGTTGGGATGAATCTTTAAACTTAACCGGAACCCTGGCCCTGGTCTTTTGTATAAACAAATCTGGAAGATCATCAGAAAGCGGATCAATAAATGAATCAACTTCAATACCAGCATCATCAATAGCCTGATTAGCCAAACGCTTAGCCGTCATAACCATTTCGTTAAATACATCTTCAGGTAGCGAGCCCTCACCTTTCAATTTATTCACATAGCCTATAAATTGATCGGATAGCCCCCCCGTAGCTCTAGCCTGGTCCTGCTCGCCTTCACGCACAACAGAAGTTGGATCTAGGGATTTCATAAAAGTGAATATAGCTGCAAGCTGATCTGTGGGAGACTTGGTCTTACTGATCTTTGACAGTCTAGAGGCTGCATTTTTAATCTTTTGAGGCTCACCAAGTATTTTGCTAATATCTCCCGCTACACCCCGGAGATCAGAAAACTTAAGCTCTCGATTAGGGTCTTCAGCTAGTTTGGCCTGAAGCTCTTCACGCTTTAAAGCTAACGTATCTTTTTTTAATCCAAGCTCTTGCTGCTGCTGCTCAAGTCTCGCCCTATCTAATTCGCGACCTTGAGAAAATTGTTCGCCCTGCTGTAAGAGCTTTTGTTGAGCAAGAGCCTGCTTTTGTTGTTCAAGTTGAACTGCTTGCTGTCGGTCTGCAAGCTGCTGCTCCATTAGCGACTCCATCAATGGAGCCTGTCTTATCGCTTCACCCGCCTTAAAACCAGACATTAAAGACTGAATAAGGTTAGAGGGTTGAGAAGCTGCTATAAGATTTAGCCTTGAGTCTAAAACCATTAGAGATCACCTATGCTTACGTGGTCATAACCCATTAAATTAAATACAGCATCAGGGTTTTTAGCTTTTACTTCATCAGCCATGGGGCCAACAAACCATTCATCACGATGCTTGTATTTAAACTTGTATGTTTTGTGACCCTTATAGGTGCCGTGCAAACTAATATCGCGCTTAGCCCGACGATCACAAAGAACTCCGCCAAGCATGCCACCAAGACCCATAATACCCTTACCTAGACCTTTGAACCCGCCAGCCGCACCAAGCCCTAAACCACCTAGGCCAAGCAAATCCTGAAATCCCTGCCTTTTGGCTAATGCCTGACCCTGCAAACCTGAAGCTTGTGCATTGGCTATCTGAGAAAGTAAGCTTCCACCCTGATTAGCCGCCTGAACCTGATTTCCAGCAACGCCAACACCAAGCCCTAAAGCGTTTAAAAAATCTCCTCTCTGCCTTCCCAGCAAGTCAACACCCGTTCTTAATAGGGCGTCTTGCAGCATAATAGGAGTTTCCCCGGCACCAAATCTACCTCTTGCGGCTTGAGAAGCCATGATTCTGCGCTCCGCTTCATCAGCTAAGGCGCCAAAAGCTGGGTCCTGAACAATCGCTGTCCCGGCATCAGGAGCAAATAGCTGTTCAGCTTGAGGAATTAGACCTTGAGCAAATTCAAGAAAAGGTATTTGTCTATCTGAAGACTCCCGAAGCAAGTCAAACGCTTTATTGCCAAACCGAGTTTGTATTTCAGCGCCGCGCCTAGAGGCCTTCGCCGCATCTTTTGCTCCTGTAACCTTTCTAATAAAGCCAGTCATTCAAACCTCTCTACAGTAAAAATTTGGCTGTCCTTGGTTCTATACTTGAACTTAAAGCCGCAACGCCTAACAAAAAGCAGACATCTCCTGTTTGTGTCGCGAATTGTGCACTTAATCGAACTTAGCCCAGTATAAACAAAAAGCCAATTTAATGCAGCTTTGCACATTTTATAGGAATCTTTTCTTGCTTCCGGCTTAACGCCGCCGTGAAACTCGCCTTCATGGTCAAGCAAAAATATATCGTTACCAGTAAAAGTAATGTAAATCCAGTCATCAGGTAAGGTTATACCCTCTTTGTATCCATCGCTAACGTAGGGCCAGATACTTGGATGTTTAAGTATTTCCATCGCCTCACTGCCAGTTATTAATTTGATTGCGACCTCTCGATGCCGGATATAGTCACATGAACACCTGTGGCATTGCTCGATATAGCCTGTATAGATCCGCCAGAGGGAACTTTATGCCCTACCAAGTTGGTTAGAGACACCGTGCCATTCGCTGGAACCTGCACGATATCTTGGAACACTATTGTTCCGCTTAGCGTTTGATTAGATGCAACAAGAACCGAGATGTTGTAAGCAGAACCTTCATCATTGGTCGCAGTAAACTTCTCTATTGTAGCAACGCCATTATCTGCCCCATACAAGAGTTGTCTAGAGGTTGCAGAGGTGCTTGTAACCTCTACATTCAGGGTCATTGACTTATGATTGATAGCCATACGATAGCGCCTCTAATTCGCTTAATTGTTCGTTAATAGAATCTAATGAGCTAATTATATAACATTGTCTTGCTTCTATCTCGCACACCCTCTGCTCGATATCATCTATATCGGCTCGATAGCGAGAATAATTGTAAGATTCAAGCTCTTCGGCACTCTGTAAAGATTGATTGGCGATTGACATAACATAGGCGTTGGAAGTGATAGCCGCCTCATTGTCGTCAACAATATCAACTTGACCGCCAGTTCTCTGATAGACCTGCTGCACAATGCGCTCGAATTCATCGAGATAATTATTGAGCTGCTCTACCAGGTTTTCGCTGTCAGCAGGTCTCAGCTTAGAAAGGAAGAAAGGGGAATTTACTTGCGTCATCGTCCAGACTTCCTCGCATAAATACCAGATGAGCCTAATGAGAACTTGGTATCCTCTGTATATCTAACCTTAACCGCAAGATCTTTGAATTTTCTATTCGAATAATCCTCAACAAATTCTTGGTAATCGCCGTCTCGCCCAAGATTTATCCAGCGCTCACCACTGTAGCTTTTCCCGCCGTCCGTTGAGTAGCTCAGCATGACCTGAGGGTTATCGGTAACTCCAACCCCGGTCTCAAGGTTGTACTCAATAGACTTCATCTGAAAATAGTCCCGAGGAGATGAAAGAGTTTCCCCGGATAATGGTCTAAATATTCTTTCGCGAGCCATGATGCCGCCATCATTTGTCCGCGTATCTTTATCAAGCTCAAAGATGCTACCATCCCTGCGACTACCAACAAGCCATTTATTAAACAGATAAGCAGAGGTCTTACCGATCCATAATTGCTCATCCGCCTCATGATCTATTTCAAACCATAATCCAGTCGCTATGGAGTAGCACCACACCTTTAATTCACTAGGAAAATGATAAGCAATGATGTCCTGCCCATAACACTGGAAAGTGCTCAGATAAGCATCGTCAGCATTATACCCATTAAATAACTCTGCTATTCCTGGATTGTTTTGTGTAAGCTTTTTGTGGTTAAAACTAACAATCTCATAAGGAATTTTGTCATGCCCAAGAATATAGATAGACGTTTTATTAGGCGCTATACAATCCCGGTTAAAAGCGCTTACATCTTCGACTATGGCACGATTCATTCTTTCAAAAGGAGGGTTCCCAATTCCGGTATTATCCCAAGGCTCTATAGTTTTTTTACCCAGAACCATTAAAACTTGGTTGAACTCTTGTAGCGCTATACTTTTATCTTGTTGTGACTCGGCAAGGAAGGTATTAACCTCTCGAAACACTGTAGTTCCAGGGTCGCCAACATAAATAACACCCTGATCACTCAACAATATAAGCTGGCTATTTAGGTAAGCCACATCGACTGGCGTAAAATTAATAGCTAGAGAGCTGACACTAGAGCCTGTCGTGGTGTAAGCCCCAGAGTTAGGAACAACTATAAGCAAAGTGGTCGCATTAGCCGCCATCTTAACTAAGTTATTACCGGGAATGGTGCCGACCAAATCTTGATTGCCCGTCGAATCAAACGAGTACAGTTTTTGCCCTGAAACTTTCCAACCCTTATCTTTAAACAGAAACTTGTGAATACCTCTGTCCGGATCAACGCCTTCGCCCACTGACCACAGCTTTAATCCATGGACCGGCATTAATGCGGCTGGACCTGTCGATGAATTAGGTGTAGGAACCACCATTAAATTCTTAGAAACCTGAGAGCTGATAGATCTTGATGATGATACGAAAGAGTCACCAACAGGCTCGTAAGGCACCTTAGAGAAATTAGTGGAAACCGGCATTACGGTGTCATCCCTTCAAACTTCATGGTGGGGGCTGGGCCATGACGACCCTTCTTGCTTGATTTATTCGCACCTCGAATGGCGCCTATAAACTTACTGTAATAAAACTCGCTCTTATCCTCTTCAGCATTAAAGAGGTTGACGGCCCACAGGCAGCCAAACAAATAAATATTGGGATTGCTAGTTAAAACGTCATTGGTGGCGTTAGAGCTGCTAATTCCGGTGGGCTTAGCATAATGCGCAACTTCAATGGTGTATGAAGAATCCGGGACTCTATCTAATTCAATCTGGCTAGTAATGGTGAAATATTTTGGCTTGCCAGATTCATGGTTGACTTCCATAGCCTCGGGAGTTGCATAGCGCACATCAATATTCTTACCGCTAACCACCAGCCTCACGCCACGCATATCTAAATAATTATCTGGCAGGGCAATAAACCGTCCGCTTAGAGTTGCTGTAGATCTAACTTCCATTGCACGAATGCGCAAAGGCTCAACTTGATTGTCGTATATTTCGGTCTCACACAAGTCAATAGCGTCATTTATTAAATCATTAATATTGTTTGAACCATCAATACGAACAATAGCCGCTTTGAGATTACTGTAATTGTCTAGTGCCATTAAGCAGCCCTCACAATAACGAAAAATCCGCTATCAGTATGAGTTAGATTGTGTATGTGGAATCTTGACCACAATTTAGGTAGCCACCAGGTGTAATCCTCTTGTGTTAAATGCGCGTTCCTACCATCTGAAAGCACCTTAACGGCTGGCCCTGTGTGTATTGTAAAGAAACCATACCTCTTTGTAACCCTTTTAAGATCGTCTAAAACATAATCAAGGCAATCGGGTTCAATATGCTCTAGGACGTCTATGCAAGCCACAAAATCTCTAGGGGCTGGCTCATCAGCCCAATCCGGAACAGCGGGGTCATACAATTCTATGCGTAATTTATGATCAGGGGTAATGCTTTGCGCCAATCGACCTTTTCCAGCACCGTAGTCCAGCATCTCCTCGACACCTAAGTTATTAATCAAATTGGTAACCATTGGTGCAAATGAAACTGAGGCTACGCCATAATTAGGGTTCTTGTGGAGCTCTTCCTGCTCTTGTCTATATTCTTCAGTTATCAGCATGATTAACCCTTAACAATTCTTCTCGCCACTCATCAGCGAAATCTTGATTCTCAAACCCATTAAAGCATGGGGTGCCCAGCGTAAAGTGGGCGACCAGCGCATCGTCGTTTTTTCCGTACTCGCCAACCAAGTGATTAAATCGCCCAGGAAGTTCACCTACGCGATTGGTCCAATCAAACTGATGCAAATACTTGCCACTTGCTTCATTCACAATTTCCGGCGTTAACCTCTTGCATGCAGACGCCCAACAATTAAACAGCATAAAAGACGACCAGTTCTTTTTAGGGTAAGCATGCTGCGCATTGCCCAGGAATTTAGTGCTATTTTTAGGAGTGTAATCGTGCTTAACTACAAACACATCATGATGATAGTCTGCAAAGTCCAGCACCTGATAAATATCACCCCTTAGTAGCATATCGCAATCCATAAACAAAGCGTGTCCGGCATAACCCGCTAAATATGGAGTGAGAAACCGAGAAAAGGAAAATTCAGTGGAGCCATCCTCTTTTCCCCTGTAAAACTCAGGTATATTTCGCTTGTTAATGGGTATGAACTGGACTGGGCCGCTAGCTTGCCTGAGAATCGAGTTGCACAAAACATGGTACGCTACCGTCTCGGCGGGATCGAACCCTATCATAATTTTCATCAATGACACCTTTTACTTGCTTGACAAGATTCTTCCAGGAACCTTTTTTACGATGAAGTCTTACTGAATTGTACCAAGGGAATTGTCCTTCTAAGTGGTATCTGTAGCCTGGATGCCCTGGGACCAAAACGTGACATTCTTTACCTAAGGCACCAGCAATATAAACCACGGTTGTACAAGCTGTTACCACTATATCAAGCTCATTAATTAATGCAGCCAGATCATCTATATCACCACCCTTAGCTGTAGCTCTTGGATAGCTTTTAACACCATACTTTCCTAAGTCTTCGGGGTGCACTTCCTTGTACTCAAGTGAAACAAAAGTATTCTGGTCGTCAAAAATTGGTTCCATATCGCTTAACTCTAAACTTCTTTCCTTTTTGCCCGTATTTTTTAACCCGCCACGCCAAGCAATACCTATCTTACGGCCCGGGAAAGTATCAAATAGAGCTCGCCACTGAATACACCTTTCTGAATCTGGATTTAAGTAAGGAGTTCCAGGAAAAGACTCCTCAGACCTTCGATAAAAATATGGCAACTGTCCGATAGCGCACTGATAATCGAATTCTTGGTCAGCCGCTCTAGACTCCATTTTAAATCGATCTCCATAAACTTCACAATCAAATGTCCGCTTAAACAAACCTTCCAAACGCGAATCGCAATCAAATACAACTTTATTTGTCCTTAAAATGTCGGAAAGACATGAGGCAAACATAATCTCATCTCCGACACCTTGCTCACCGTAAACCAGAACAGTACCTTCTTCACCACTCCATTCGGGCTTACCGTAATCCCTCCTCTCTCTATGCTTGACGCCTAGAGTATCGTAATAATCTTCCCAGCCATCCCAGTCTCTTAACATTAAACGTGCCAGCCCTCTGTTATGAACAGCTGATCTGAGTTCGGGGTCTTTATCTAGAGCAATGTTGCATGAATCTATGCAGCCAGCAGGATTAGCTGTTTGAAGCTGAATAAGCCCCTTATTTGCATGAGCGCGAACATTGCTTTTATTTAAGCCTATTGCTTTATTAAAAAACTTAAGCGCCTTTCTTTTGTCCTTCTCCTCAAGACACATACCCATATTTGACCATATTTCAGACAATCCGGGCCTTAATTGGGCACACCTTTGGTATACCTGATATGCAAGTCCGTAACGCTCAGCTTGCATGAATATATAGCCCGTCATAAATAAGGCCATTTGCCCTTCTTGAGAGTCAAACTCCTCATTCAATATGTCATTGCATATTCTAAGAGCCTCATCCGGCTCATCGTCAACCAAAGATTTGGCACGCAATAAGAGTTCGTTCAAACCTTATCCACCGTCAACAGTTTCTTGTAGTCCCTTTGCAGTATCTTTTCTATCTTTGGCAAATCATCCTTGTTAGCCCAATCTAGATTATATTTCATCAATATTTCGTGAAGAACGGTAACAGGGACTGTGGCGAAATGGTACCAATCTTCCTTTATGCCCTGACGCTTATAACTTCCGTCATTAGCTAAACGCTTATTTCTGTCAAGAATCTTTTTTACATCTTGAGTCTGAGCAACCTTGAAGCCGTCATTTCCGTAGCCCTCAAACCATGTTGAGATTCCCGTCATCGGATCGTATTCTAAAAGTCTTTTACTCATAAAAATTGGGGCCGAAGCCCCACACCTCATTATAGTGCTGAGTTGATATCAGTAACCTTGCCTGACGCCTTCTCGTTCTTGACCTCGAGTGTGAACTCAGTGAGTAATTGTGATCTGTCAGCATCGCCCGTCTTTCCAAGCTCGGTAAGCTCCATATCTCGTAATGTAGCTACACAAACATACTCCATATCCAAGATTAATGCGGTCTCGTCGCGCTGGAATCGGTTAGGCACTACTTTCAAGATACCAAAGTTTGACTTATAAAAATCAATAGCACCCATCAAAGTTACATCACTACCGCCATCTGCTCGAGTCTCCAAAGTTGAAATACCACTAAAGCCTGAAAACTTACTGCGAGATCCAGGACCCATCATTATAACTTTAGGGTCTCCACCTTCCTCATAGCATGCTTGAATCACAGCATCAACATCAGCCTTAGTAAAGGTACCCGTAGTAGATGCATCCGTGGGTGCAGCCACAGTTCCAGAACTAAAGCCCGGAGTAGTAGCACCAGATGCCGAAACTCCAGCTGAGGTTTTATTGGTCGCCAGCCATGACTCCATCGATGCTAGTGAGCGTGCAGTGCCAGCACCACCAGCACTAGACGCCTGATTCTGAGTCAATGCTCTTTCCATATCACGCTTAAGCTCTCGTCCACGTTTAGCTATTTGATAGGCATACTCATCAGCACGGCCAGCAGAATCAACAGCTCGCTGAGTGCCAGCGACAGATACGGTTTTCTGTGAAATCTGGCAGTAGTTGCCAACTCGAGTAGATGCTACAAAAGTATTTGCTGTTGCATCATCACCTTCAATTGCACGGTTAGCCGCAGCAGCTTCAAGCTCGTCAGTCTGCCATTCATGATAAACAGCAGAAGCTGAGCTTTTTGACGCTTCACTTAAAAGTGGAGTGTCCGTGGGGGATATCTCGTAAATCATATCTACAAGATCTTCTCTATTACCTATTGCGCTGTGCGCGGTTACTGTATTCGTTGGAACAGCCATATCATCACCTGTTTAATATTTGCTTAATAGCCACAGCCGCATCACGCATATTCCCAGTCTTCCTAAGCTTTTGTCTAGAAGCGGCAGTCTTTTCGGCCTGCTTTTGCTCCTGAGTCTTAGGGGTGCCCGGTTTAGCTTGCTTAGGCTTAGGCGTAACTTTTTTACTTTCTGGCTTCGCGGACATTAATTTATCGTACAAAGCCGCTTTTCGAGAGATAGAAACTAAACGGTGATCAGAGTAGCTATCAAGATCTTGAGGAGTAAAACCAGCATCAGTCCACAACTTGTTAACCATCTCAGCTTCAGATTTTAGAACCGAATCATCGAGCCACTCAGGGATTGCCTGAAATAACAACTCTTTCTCCTGCTCCACCTTCTGCAATCGCTTATTCTGGTTTTCGGACTCCAGCTCACTCTTAAGGTCTTTTAGACGCTTCTGTCTACCTTCTAGCTTTTCCTTCTTCTCGTAATACGCAGCAGGATCATACTCTTTAAGCTCTTTAAGTTCAGCGCTATTTAGGTCATCAAAATCAATCTTAAGCATAGCTTCAACATCTTCCAGCTTTGCCGCTAATTCAGATTGTTTAGATTCAATCGCTTTCCGCTTATCAGACACTTCAGTCGTCTTTTTGCGGTAGTCCGATTCCATCATGTAGCCTTTTCTGAGCTCGTCGAGAGTTACCTCGCGCTCTTCACCATTAACTTTGATTGTGTATAAATCCGCCGTTTCTGTGTCGCCTTCCGCCTCTTCAGGCGCTTGCGTTTCCTCGGTTTCAGAATCAACAACTTCTGTTTCTGGAATCTCCTCCTGGATAACTTCACCCTGTGCCGTTTCCGGCTCTTCCGCACTGTCACTTGGCTGTTCAGGCTGTAACAATTGTGCTATTCGGCTTGCGCCTTCGTTAAGATTGACTCCCATTAGGGTTGGTCCTCTTTTGCTTATAACTCTTGCACTCTACGTATAACTTTTTGCATAGCGCTTAATTTTTCTTCGGCTGCCTTTCCAGTGTTGATGTGTCGCTTAAACATTCCTTCAAACATTTCAGCAGCTCTTAACATGCGATAGCAACTTTCCCTTTCTTCACTCTGACTAAAGTCGCTTTCACTAATTTTCCGATATAATGTGCTTCTTATATCACTTAAAGCGGATTGTATCAAGGGATCGTTCAATAACTGCCCAGCTCGAACACCTCTTTGCTGATCAGCTTTTAGTTTAATATCGCTCATACCGCCGCTCCCGGCACATTCTTACCACTATCCAATTCCATCTTAGTGAGATCCTTGATTAAATTCTGTCTGAACTGATCATCTTCTTGCGCTAAATTCATCATAAACTTCTGCATATCGTTTTGCATTTCTTGAGCCTTCAATGTATCTCGCTGATTAACTTCCGCCATTCTTGCTTGAGCTTTAATAAGCTCGGCCTCAGCAAGCGGGTTCTGCGTTGCTTGCTGTTGCAGCATTTCAACCATCTGTGTTAACTGCTCGTTCTCAGCCTGCAAAGTCTCGATGGGCTTCTTAGGATCATTAAAGTACTGAGAAGGCTCTTTTAGTCCAACCTCAGTAATTAACTTAGTCAAAGTATTATATATCTTTGCCTCATCCGCCAATGCACTGCCTTTCTCGACAGCCTCTATCTGTTTAGCCAATACATTATTAAGGTTAAGTATTTTCTCCTGTCGATCACCGCTACCCAAGCCAACATTAATAAAACAATCTAGATTTGCTCGCCATGAGGTAGGGTCAATTTCTAGCGGCTGGCCAGATACTCTAATTTGCATCTTTTCATCTTGATGCTTAATGATTAATGCGTTGGTTTTCCTAAAAAGCTCTCTTACGCCCGTTTCTGCAAATACCCTGGCAATCAATTCAACTCGCTGCTGTGAATACTCGGTAATCCCCTTAAAACCCGTGGCCGTTTGATTCAAAGCATCCGCATCTAAACCCTGGCTAAATCGGGTAAAACCTGTTCTGCGCTCAGCTGACACATCAATATACTCTACCATCTGTAAGATCTGAGGCACTTGAGGCTGAGTGACAATAGGGGTGACCGAATCGCCGATAGGCTCCACGCCCTCAACAGCCACGGCCCCGCCAGGTCTAGGGGTCAACAAGTCGTCAAGGTCAACACGCTCATTATATAGATAACGATTGTAGTTAGTTGAATAAACATTATCTGCCGCCTGCCTTACCATCACCGATTTCATCAGCTGAATATCTGCGACTTGCTCAGCTGGGCATGTACCTATAGCACGATGCGGAATAGGTATAGGGGTGACACAAGCAAAGGGGTGCTGATCCCACATGTTCATTTCCAATATGCGATCACCAGCCTCAAAGACTTGCCATAATTCATTGACGCCATCCTCATCAACATCCATGTAAACATACATTTCAGTTAGATCAATAAGATCTGAGGCGCTATTATGCGTTGGGTTTCCTAACGATTGCTGCTCATAGTCATGATACCTAGCATTGCGATCTTCATTATTAATGATGCTGCTTTGGGCGGGAAGAGTATCGACAACGTCACGATCAAACCCCATAGCCACCAGATCAGATCTTGTAGTTGGCGTGCAATGACCAATCATTTCAGGCTTATCAAAATCTCTAGCGGTTCTAGAGATTAAAAATTCTTCAGGGGGCACGGAATGATAAGCGACACGGCCAACGGACTTGGCTCTCTTGCCTCTTGCGCTATACGTTTTTATGACTCCAATGTCGGTTTCTATAGATTCAGTCTCAACATCAGTCAGTTCAATATCATCATCAAGTTCTAATCGCTTATATTCAATCTCGCTAAGGCCGGAATATCGCTCCTCGGTCACCTCTTCTTTATGTTCCCAGCAAACTTTTACAACACCTGTATACTGCAAGAGAGCGTCTTTAAACATGTTTGTGAGCACAAGAACGCCCTGGTTTTGCCTAAAAAATACATGATTGGCTAATTCTGTTTTCTGCTCAGCCTCATCATCATTATTAGGATCGTCGGATATAAAATGAGCAACATTCTTACCTTGGGTAAAAACACGCACAATTCCCGGTAGCATACCTTCAACTGTGTCCGAAACATCAGAACTCACAAAACGCGAGCGGCCATCAACTTCATCACCAAAAGGCTGGCAGTTGTAATAATCAAGCAAAGTGGTTCGCTTTCTGCCTATTTCATCTCGATATGAGACTGAGCCCTCTTTATGCGCTTTGACTATGTTGAGTATCTCGCTTTTTCCCAGCATCTGACCGTCTCTTACGTTGCTGTTTAAATTCTAGGTCGCTTATAGATTGTTGCTGCAATTCAACTAAGCGCTCTAATTCGACTATTCTTTGCTCTATCTTGACTATTCTACTATTCATATTAAGCTATTGACAATTTTGGGTAACTTTTAGCACTTTTTGACCTCTTCTTTTTCCTGGGTTTGTAACCTTGCGCGCACTGTCTGAACGAGTCGCTAGGATGTGACGCCCAGTCGTGAACGGGAGGACCCACTATTGATTTCTTTTCATCCCATGAATATTTGTAAGCTTTTAACGCCTTCCAGCCCTCCTTAGTCTTGATCTCATCAAATCGGCATTTGCCAAACATTTCCTTTGTTAAATCAATGCCTGTCTTGATCATATCAATACAAGGGACGATAACAATATCACTGGATGGAACACCAGCATCCTCCAACCTTTTTTTAAAGGTCTTCATGCTGTAATCTTTTTGATTCCCACCATCATGAGGCAAGTACCATTTGCCTATATTATAACCTTTCGATCTAATATCGCTAACGTAAGTGCCAACCGGCCTTAGCTGATTCTGATAGTAATCTATAAAATCATACCAAGGCTCATTGTGCTGCATAAACCAAACACAAGTTGTCTCCGCCTTTGTGCTTTTCCCTATATCAAAGAAAAGATCAACCGGAATTGTTGGGCTGACAGGAATAGTTATCCTCCTACCCTCACTAATAACATCGCCTATCTCTTGACCATAAACAGCATACTCTGATATCTGTTCAAAAGCCTCATCTGGTGTGCTGGGGTATTCCTGCCCCATCTTGTTTTTTTGTGTTTGCTTCTTCTTTGAATACCAAGCCTTCTGCATATCATTCAATTCAATGCCATGCTTATGCTCAAGCTCAGTAAAAAAAAGGTCGTCATTAGCCGGTATTGTCACGTCATCATTCAAAATGTAATCGGGATGATTGAACCAGGAAAAGAAAAAGAATTTGTAATCAAGCGGAGTAAGATCTTCGTGATTATTCATTGCGTCTTGACACATATCATAAAACCGACCGTAATCACCTTCAGCAGTAGACTCAATAAAAATAAACTGTCCAGCATCAACAGTATTGAGAGCGCCAGTGACAATCTCTTCCGCTTTGTCGGGAAATTTAGCGCAAACCTTGCCAAACTCTGATATATGCAAGTACTGATAGGTTCCAGATCTCAAGCTAGTACCTACTCTTATGCATGAGCCATTAGAAAAGGAGAGTTCATTAGCTGAATCGGTCGATGCCCTTATCCTTTCTTTTAGTTCGCCCGGTAGATTATCGTAAGCAAACTTAATTTTATCTTTAAAAAACTTTTGAGCATCGTCTCTATTGTGAGCAATGACACCCGCATTTGTATTTGAGTTAAACAGGCATCGATCAAGCATGAATATCTGAATGAATGTTGTCATGCCAAGTTGGCGAGCCTTCAGTATTAAACATAAATACCACATTCCCTCATACAAAAGCTTTTGCGCCCAATTCATTTTGAACTTAACTTTTTTGCCTTTTTTATCTTTTACCCAATAAAGATTGTTGAGCCTCCATTCCTCATTAGCAAAATCAGTCTTTGTTGTCATTAGGTAAACCAACGCTTGTTCCGTCTATACTAGCCAATAGTGATGCCAGCTCATCAGTTACAGCATGTTCTGTTGTGACCTTATCACCATACTTTTTGGGCTTTAGTTTAGATGCTGCCCACTTACGACTATCCACCCTAAGTCTTGCATGATTAACCGCAGGACCATCAACAACCATTATTGGCCTGCCTTCACTATCAAGCATAGGCTTATCATCAACAACTAGTGGATTTCCTACTTGATTATCAGCGATATCAACAATATCATCCGCCCAAGCTTCTGCTGATTCCTCCTTGGCTATTGCGTATTGATCCGAAAATTGCTTATGCTCCCTTAACCACTTAAAAATTGTGGACAATGCGGGCATGTCAGCATCACGCCCTATACTGCGCATACTTTCACCATTAGCTATGCGCTCACAAAATAGATCTGCAAGCTCTATAGTGTAAGTTGTTGGTCTGCCAGCTGGCATTTTATTGCTTGGTCCAAATGGTGGCTTCATCAGACTGAACAGACCATTCTGTCATAGAATCATCTTGTTTTGTCCAAAGAAGCTCAACAACTGACGAACCCGCAAAATCTATATTAAGCGCCCAAGCTAACATTATGCATACCCCATATTTACTATCACTTCATTCGCACCCGGCGCACCAGAATCGGCATCACCAACAGCCGTTGTGGCCGCTATCGTTATCGCAGTTGAAAAAGCAATACCATTAGGTACTGACAATACAAAACCGGCGCCAGTTGTACTGTTTGCTGGAACCGGAAAAGTCAAATCTGGCACAGTCGTTCCCACGGTCACACTCGCAGCCGTTGCGTTATATATCTTAAGATATCTTGCTGACGCGTTCAAATTTATAGCATGTATCCAATATATTTGGCCAGCCGAACCTTTGACTTGATCCTCGGTCTCATCCACATCAATATTTTTGTATAGCGTGGTGCCGCCGCTAGTTCTTGCGCCACTTATACCCACATCACCAATAACATTGGCGCCAGAGGGTATGGAGCTGGCAATATCAACATCACCTATATTGTTTGTACCGGCGGGTAAAGCAGCGACGATATCAACCTGCATTTCTGAGCCAGACACAGCGCCAGCTATGGTGGTTATGTCGCTATTATCAACCGTTAATGATCCGCCATTGTCATCAACACTTAACAGCCCTGATGAGTTGCTAGCTAAAGTTACTCTTAATGCGCTCGCCTCTGTTCCTCCGCCAGTCTGATCACCATAGCTTGTATTAACCTCAATCTGATCCAGCACAGCATTATCTGTGGCGCCCAGGTTAGCAGTGACTGTTCCACTAACTGGCTGGGTAACAGCAGAGCCATCTACCGTAAAAGTCCCCGTGCCTGCATTAGCAGTAACCGTACCGCTGACAGGTTGAGTTACTCCTGAACCGTCAACAGTAAATGTACCCGCTCCAGCGTTAGCAGTTACAGCTCCATCAATAGTTAATGAGCTGCCGCCATCATCTACAGTTATAGAACCACCAGCATCGTCAATTGGCAAAGGATTAGTATCGCTTACATCCGTTGCTGCGCCATCAATACCATATTGTATTTTGACTCTCTGATGCTGAACGGAGCCAATCTCATCAGCTGCCAAGGTTGCCCCACCGGAGCCTGTATTCAAAGTAATATTGTCAGCCATTAGCCAACCCCCAATGTTGTTAGTTGCGGTGGAAATGATGGTGAGGCCGCCGAATGAATCACTTCTAATTCTGGACGATTGCCATCTGTAGCGTTTGATGAATCAAAGACAACATAATCACCATTTCTTGACGCGCCATCAAAAGTGACGTGCAGCAAAGTGTCGCCTGTTTTAGATATATAAGCAACTGGAATAGAAAAGCTTACGTAAACACCCGTAGTCGAACCTACGGTCTGCGTAAGAATCGGTGACGAACCTCTATCTGTGCCACTGCCTGTTGAGCCTGCTGTATTCCAGCTGTTAGTACCGTCATACGTATTCCACGTGACACCACTCTCTGTCCAGGTCTGCAATTGCTCATAAATTGCCAAATCTTGAGCGCCGCCATTAGCTGAATTTCTTAAGTATAGATTTGCAGAACTGATTGTATCAGTATTAGGGATAGAGCTAGTGTCGAAGCGCAACAAGAAATGTTGCAGATCTCCAGCACCAAAATTACCCACCGCTAACTGAGAGCCAGAACCATAGTTCTGGGTGGGCGTCACTTCTAGAATCCGAGCATCTTCTACACCAGATGTCGGCGTGTCAGATGTATTCTGAGACGTTGTGTTTTCTGTGACTGTTAAACTAGCCATTAATCATAATGTTGCAATATGTCATCGAGCTGAGATTCAACCCCTGCCTGAGCCGAACCAGCGGTGTATTGGAGCGTGTCAACATTGTATGTCGGCACAAGTTGGTCAATATTATTAATAATAACAGTTCTGAGCAATGGAATTTTATTAAATACAGCTGCAAAGTTTGATGCTTCAGCATCCCAGTTCGGGTACTTATACTCATCTTCCATTATTTCTTTAATTTGCGCGGCGGACAGACCGAGTAAATCAAAATTAGCTTTCTCTGCTAACAGCTTAGTGACTCGCTCAGGTATTCTGACTGCGTTATTAACATTACCTGCAACATTATTCCTGATCTCTTGAAGAAAATTTCCGAAATCCACAAGATCATTGTGTAATTTTATTGTCGTGCTAGTCCTCGCTCTTGCTGCTCTATCTATGCCCACGATAACCCCCCCAAAACCTTGATTATATCAATAATCTTGACTAGAGCATAATCAATTTCTAGACACAAAAAAAGCCGCTGTTTTATGGCGGCTTGTCAGAAGCTGTACTTTCATCTGCATGAAGATTTCAATATAAAACAATTGTCAGCTATTTTCCAGCTATATTTATATACAACGATATCGCGACAGCAATTATCGACAATATAGTTGCGACTGTAGGTAAAAATCTTTGTGATGTAGATATTGAAGCTTTTTGACTCGCTATATCAATCATTATTCTTTGCTGTTTAGCTTCTGTACTCGAAAGACGTTCTTCAAGTTTTACATAATCTCTTGTTGACACATCTATTTGACTGCAAAGCTTGTTGATATTAATTGTAAGATCACTGATTGAATTGTTTGTTTCAAGATTTGAGGTAATCATTTTTTCAAATTTAGCTTGAACGGCTTCCTCAAAATGAGCAAGCTCACGAGCAAGATCAGAGGCAGTCAAACTATCATTAAGTCGATGATCCATTTTTATGGCACCACTTTTTAGCTCTGCTATATCGTCTATTATTTTCGGGATTTTTGAAAGACTAGGCAATAAAGGTAATGCTAATTGCTGGGCGGCACGACAAGCATTAATTTCTTCTGGGCTTAGAAAGTCCTCTAATTTCGCACCTGGTTTTTTTTCCGGCATCTAATCTGCTCTCAACAAATCTCTTAGTATCAATTTTTTTCCCGCTTATTAAATTGCCCAGTACAACTAGCTCAGGCACTAATTCACCGCGATCAACGGCTTCAGACATTTTATCTATTTGTTTTTGATGCAATTCTGCATCAAATTTAATCATATCATCCGATAGGTCTTGAAACAAATCTAATTCTTTTACTGTGCTATTCATAACAATTTAAAAACAATATAAGGAGTTAGTGTCGCCAAAATCCCCATAATATTAACAGCAAAGCGCTTAAGCCCCAACTCTTTTATGTCACTAAAGTCTAATTCCCAATGGCCCAACCCAAGTGTTACAGCCGCAATAGCGGTGCCTTTCATCCAGTAATCGACAATGCCACCATTGTAGTTATGACTAAACGCCATCATTAGAATTAATCCGCATAAGAAGCCATTGAGCACGAGCATAAAATACATTTTTATGTATGCTTTTAAAGCGCTAATCTTTATCTTCATAAGTCACCCCCTTTTCTATTACTGCAAATTCCGCTCTATTCCTGCAAATTCCGCTATCGTTTTTAGCTGATTGAGATTTAATCTTTTTGTCGGAGATAATGCATCAAAAAGCTCCATTCTTATAAGCCTGTAAAGCCTTTCTTTCTCTTTTTCATAAAGATAAGAATCTTTGCTTTCATAAAGGATATAATCTCTAGAATAATCAGAACATTGCCACCAGTCTTTAATAAAAAACTTAAGGTCTCGCCACCCCGTGTTTATATAAAAATACTTACTACCCACTTTAGTCACTTCAGAGTAATAACTTTTCGGCTTACTGCCATCGCGCGGCGATAAATTTCCGCACTCAACAACATAAACTTTTTGACCAACCTTGGGCTTATTCATAAGTCACCTTCATTATTAAAAACGATCTCAATATCTAAATCATCGCTTGTAATCACTTCGGTTTTTCCGTGGCAATAAATTGTCACGCGGTATACTTGCATGGAAGGAAGCCTATTAATCTCAATCATGTCGACAGACTTTTGGCATTTTGCGCAAAAAGGTAGCTTTTCTATTTTATTACTCATGACTTTTAAGGTCTCGACTATCTACCACTTCAATCTCGATAACATCAATATTGACACCCTTGGGCAGCTTCATTTCATTCATAATGATGTCAGTTAAATCTAAGTGACCGTTGTAGATATAACGGCATGGATATTCTTTATCGAAAATCATTTTTATTTACTCATCTATTTTTTTGTGGATATCAGCGTGAATCGAAAAGTAATTGACGGCTTCTTCAATTATTACACCTTCGGCCTTCCCGCTTTCCTTCGCTAACAGCTTAAGTCGCTCTAATGTTTTTCGCGGCACCCATCGATTTAAAGGAACTTTTTTCTCGCCCTCGGGCATTTTGTGGCGGCCTTGGCCTCTGCCTGCGCCGCCGTTGTTTTTTCTACCATCTTTTTTAGTTAATTGTATGTTCGCGCCCTCTGTCTAAACTGTATAAATACATTATACATCATCTTTGATTAAACGCATGCGGTTTATTATAGCTTATTTTAGTAAAATGAAGGTTACTTATTAGCTTTTAGATAACCAAAATAAGCGGCAGACCTAGTATCTTTATTGCTGCTCTTATACCATTTTGTAATCCTTTCAAATTCTTTTATTTCTTTAACGTCTTTCCATTTACTTGATGGCTTATGCAAAACATACGGAATTCCATAAAAATCTAAATCGCTAACAATCTCTAATTGCGCCTGCTGACACATACCTATTCGTCTACCGATGCTATTGTCTACAGCATTCTTGCCTGTCTTTTTGTTAGCATGAACCGGGTTTGAATAACACACATTCTCAATTGAGAAAAAACAATCTTGATTGTATCTGTGCGACTCTATTATTTCGTTTCTCGACATCATAGCCAAATCAAACAGTTTCCCATCTTTGTAAACTGCAACACCGTGCCTTTTCTTTCCCGAGCCAGGATCAATACCTACAACTATCATTTACCACCATTTCTCTACATTTTTCTAATAAAAACTCTTCAGTACCGTAAGCATCCTCAAAAGCCCTTTTCCCATCGCCATGCCTGCTTATCCATCTTTTTGGCTTATGCGTATCAGCTAATTGATGGTGAGCAGAGCATAAAGGAATCGTCTTAAAATGCGCACCCGGCTTTGTTTTACCGTCAATATGATGCGGTGAAACTTGAGTAGTTAATATTCCATAGTGCAACCAGCACACAATACATCCTAATTCGCATACATCGCCCATCCATATACTTTCCTCCTTGGTCGGGGGCCTTCCCTTCATGCAACCAACGCTCCACCAACCATTCCACCAATGACGAACGCAGATAAAAGCATAATCGCTATATATTTCTTGTCTTGCGAACTCAACGACCATAAAAACACTGCAAACTTAGTAATCATAATTTACTCCAACCAGTAATTTTACATTCAACATCACAAATAGCAGATTCAGCCTGAACCATTCTTTTTACATCTGCTTGAGTCTTCATTAATGCTCTGGCGACAAACGGTAAGCCAAAGCAGCTAACAGCTTTGCGGATAGGCATTGTCACACGTATATTTTCTTTTTTAGTTTTCATGATTCACTTCTCCACATTTTAACCAAGATTCCATGCCTGAATGCAACTTCATTTCCTTTCCATCGTGCGTTGTTATATCTAATGAGTTATGACCGAAAGGGTTCCATTTTAAATTTTTTATACTTCTACTGTTAAAGTAAAAAATTTCACCGTCTCTTAGATCTTTGCAGTATGCTTCATAATGCACAAAGGGTTCATCTTTTTTTTCTTTCTGAATTTTGTTAATCTTGAAACACAGTAGAAGCACAAAACATACGAAAACTATGCTGAGAAAACCTAAGAAGAATCGTTCAAATGTCGAAATAATATTGTTAACTGTGTTTTTCATCGCTCACTTCCTCTTTTCAAATTAGTTTTCATCTTCACTATAATCTTCTCTCATTTGATACAAAGCCTTTATTCCAACCTGGGCATTATACTCAAGCAAATCAAGACCAATCATAAAAAGCTTATTAAGCAATACTTCCTTATCGCAATCAAAAAAATAAGCCAATCTTTCAATTCTTTTTTTGTCTTTTTCGCTTAAATCTAATTTCACCTTAAACCTTTTTTCGCTTTGTGAATTTTTGCTTGCTTCTTAGCCTGATCTACTGCGAGCTTTACTAAATCATAATAAGTAAATCTACGCTGATTATAAGCAGATAAAGCTTCTTTAGCTAAAAACTTGCAGTAATTGCTATCATCAAACTCTTTTTTGCATTCTCTATAAATGCTTTCATAAACAAAATTGTATGCGCTCATAAGAATCACCTACTGCTCGGCCAATTCGGAAAACAAAAACCAAAATGAATTGAATAAGCTCTAGACAATGCTTCTGCTACAGTGCTTGGCTCAATTGTATTTTGATCTTCAGTGCTGAGCTTTCCAGTCAATGTTTTAAGAGTAGGTTTATATAAAAACTCTTTCACTAAAAGCATAGTCCAAAACTCGGTTATATTAACTTTCGTGACCGGATGAAGCCTTTGAAAATAATGATTATGATCGTTTAACAACTTAGCAACCAGATCACACCACACATGCAATGATCCGCGCTGCGGCTTAGTCATTGAATTATCATCAACAGAAGCAACGAATTGTTGCGGCAAGCTATCATAATCTTGCTGATTCAATGCCGTTAAGCCAAGATTGTGCGTTTTTTGTAAAACTATATTCATTTTCTTAATACCCAGAGCCATAGCCAGAGCCATCGCCAGAGCCAGAGCCATCGCCATAGCCAATGCCATAGCCAGAGCCATCGCCAGAGCCATCGCCATAGCCA